AAGGTAAGTGATTCCCATATCTTCAGCGATATGTGCTAATTTGTATCTTTTCGATACTCGTGACCTCACCTCTCGATCGATGAAGTCACGAATGGTTTCCCCATCAGAAAGGTGAATCGTCAAAGCTCTCATCAACTACCGGCATTGAATTAATATTCCACACATCCAAAGTATTGTAATACTTACCGTTGTATTCACGACCTCTGAGATTGAATTTCACGGTGATTGGAATACCAGGTGAATAGTTCTCGATTAGTTTGCACTTATCTTGAGCCAATTGGAAGATGACATCCTGAGGATACTCTCCATTAGGTACGGTTAGGACAAACATTCTCACTGAGAATTTGTCACTGATTTGTTTGATTGGCTCAATTACTTTGATTGTGCCTGTTACTGTTAATTCCATGTATTTGTTTTGTTTGTTTACGTTTAAAATGCTCCTCGCCATACATAACCTACAAAGTGTAGGAATCCGTAGCAAAAAACGGATATTGCAAAGATTAGAAATATGATTGCTTTTGTTTTCTCTTTCATTGTTCTTTTTGTTTAGTTAGTTCTTCTGCTATCTGCCAAGTTGTTTTGCCTTGTATGTACTTCTCAGCACTTGCTTTGGCAACCTCACAAGCAAATTCTATCTTTTCTTGTTGCTCCATCACTCTAGCTTCTTCAACGCAAGGTTCATCCATTGCGATAGTAAGTCCCGTTAACTTGTTTATTTCTTCTACTAATTTTTCTACTGCTGTTTTCATTGTTCTTGTTGTTTAGTTATCATTTCTATTTACGATATGTGGTAAAAATTGGGACTTATCCTTTAAAGGTTTCATCATTATCTACCCACTCATCCACTATTTCAAGATTTCCACTAAAAGAATATCCCGTTGCTTTTAAAAGTCCTTCAATCATTTGCAAGGCTTCATCTAGCGTTACATCGTTATGAGGTACTTCGTGAATAATCTTATGTTCGTATTGTTCAATTGTTATTTTCATTTCGCTTCCAATAATTTATAATACTCATTATAATACTCAGTACACAATTCCAATCTCTCAACCATCTCCTGCTCCTTAGCCTCATCACGATCAAACGAAAGTACAGTGATTCTCTTCTCCGGTGCGATGTGGTCAACGCGGTGAATATCTAAGTTCTCCCACTCGTTTAGTAGTTCGTTGGATGTAGTTACCATGCAATAGATTAATTCTGCCTTAGGTTTGTCGTATAGCCTCATGTAAGCTCTTAACTGCCACTCATAGATTGCATCGTACCCATCCTCTGCCATCACTGGAAAGGTATCCAATGACCAGGATGTTTTGATGTCGATGATGGAAGTGTCAGTTACGATGTCAGCTTCACCGGTCATCAGCTCGTCAACCATTCGCACGGTGTTCTTGACGTATCCCTCGAATCGCACGGTGTTAACTAGGTCGATTGAATCCTGCTCTTGACTCAATCCCTTCTCAATGTACTTGGAATTGATTTGACTGCGGTATCCGTAGAAGTTTTCCTTAGCAACTTGCTTGATGTAGCTCTTCGCGGTTGCTCCCATTTCATTCTTGCCTCGGCCATTGGTCATCAACTTACCGATGGAGGATGGGTGCCATTTCATAATTCAAGAGCTTTAAGTTGTACCTCAGTCAATGTCCATTTCTCAATCAATTGCTCCTTTGTGTACTTTCCTGCACTAATGGATGCCACTGCGGATTCAAATCTCGCATTGTCAAGAGCAGGTTTAACCGGAGCGACTGCAATCGATGCTGCCTTTCCATCATCATCCACCGCCTGAAGTGAGAGAAGTGATTGCAATGTACCTCTTCGGAAGTAAGTCACTGCACTCAATACCTTTTGTGGATCAGTTATAATCGGTAAGGTCATGAATGACTCAACCATCTCACCCGAATCGATGTCAATGATACGAGTCACCACATCATTTCCAACAATTGGCTGAAGCAATATCAATCCATTCTCCAATAGAATTGGCTCGACTGCGGTGAGCAGTGCATTGATATCGGCATACGACTTTTTGAAATGTGGATTCGTTGCATTCTTTGCTACCTTTCCGATTTGCTGCTTAGCAAGATGCAACTTTTGATACAGCGTTGCGACTGTTTTTGTGTTCTTTTCCATTATTTAGCGTGTTAATTTTCAATAAAGATAATAAACTATTTTAGATTGGCAATAAAATTATCATAAAATTCGATGAAATCATCAAAAGTTCTTGAGATATAATACACTCCTCCAGCATCTTCAATCATTTTTTGATATACTTTTTGTGCATCTGATTGGCGGTCCTTACCATACTTCACCTCAATCTTGACTGAGCGACCTCGAATGGTTGCCGAGATATCTGCTGAACCTGGTGTGCCTGTTCCTTTGGTCCATTGTCCTCCCATCTCCACTCCATCGGTACGGTATTTCTTGCGATACACTCCCATCGTATTGATTCGCTCCGCTTGGCATCCACTCATCTGAAGAAATCCGCATATGGATTTGGTGAGTGCGTTTGCTGAGTTATCTTGCCAATTGGTGAGGAATGAATCCACATATGGTAACTTTGGATACTTCGCTCGTGTGAGAGCTCTCTCAAGGTCTTTGATTCGTTCTTTGTTTGCTTTTGTCATATCTCTTCAATTGCTTGTTTTGATTCTCTTAATAGTTCCACTGTCTTATCAAATCCAATTATCTCCGATACTTTACCAATAAATAATTGCTTTTCAAGTTTTTGTTTTTTCTCCATTTCTTTGGCTTTTGGAATTAATTCCTTTATCCAAATATCAAGTTCTGAATCCGGCTCAAACCAAACTTGTTTTTTAAATTCAGTTAAAAACCATTCTATTGCTGATGGTGTCATATCTCCTTTGCTTTATCGTTTAACTCATCCCAAATATCATCGGGATCACTTGGCGTTTTATCGGTCCTTCCGAATTCAATCCATCTTCTATTGTTTGTTTTATTCTCATCAATCTTATATCCATGATAATGACCAAAGATACTCAACCATTGAGAGAATTTCTTTTTGCTTAGTTTAGCATAATCGGTGTACTCACTAATAAATGATTCATGAAGCTCATCTTTGTACAACCGTACATTGAGAGGAAGATTCCCATCATTGGACCAATCATAAAACTCAAAGCAAGTTTCCTTGATAAATTTACGCACATCGAGGTTGGTGAATTCATGAGATACCAATCCATTCTTCAGGTAGTATTGGCAGCATTGAATCATGAAGTTGTCAAAGATTATCCATTCCTCATCATTCCAATCATCAAACAACATATGACCGAACTCATCCAATGGTGATCGTGTGTGACCAAAATAGTTGCTCATTTCCACCTCGAATTTCCTTCTCTCAAATGAGCCTCCCACTCCACCAATCGTGTAATTGGTTGTGATGATAATTTTTGGAGATTTGTTCACTGGTATCTTGATGGCATCCTGCCCTTTGTATTCCAATGTGATTCCCTCAGTAATCAATGAGAATAGATTCTCAAAGTTGAAGTTCTTTTTAACATCATCGAACACCAGGAGCTGAGTATCGGTTGACACTGTTTGATAAGGGAATCCTTTGGTGAATTCAAATGTCTTTCCATCAATTGATGCTACCTTTTTTAACTTAGCCAATGCATTCCAAAACAATCCCTTTCCACTTCCTCCATTCGGATTCTCTGATATGGTTTCATCGTTGAATATTATTGCCTTATTACTCGCTGAGGTCTTGTATGAATGCATCAAATATCCAATCACCGACTTGAATGAATTGTACTTCGCTGAATCTTTACCACTTACCAACCATAGGAATGTTCTAAACTCACTTTTATGGTGATCACTCGCGATATATTCTCGGTCAATTATCTGCCTCTTCCAAACATATCCATCCAGGTCAATGTACTCGTGTTTAAATATCCCTTGCTTTGTGATTTCCACCGCACAATTGCGGTAATATAGATAACACTTATCCGCAGTATCCTCCATCATCTCAACTTGAGCACTGTCCAACATGGAAAGGAATTCAGATGTGAAGTATTTGGTTGCACCTGCCATCAAATCATACGGTTGGAATCCAATCTCCTCCCTCGACAATAGAGAGCTGAGGGTGAAATCCTTGATTCTCTTCTCATTTGTTTCCTCAATTAGATTCTGCTCCTTCTTAATGAATGAGTAAGTATTGGAATCAGCAGGAAAGTATTTGAAAAAGTTGTTTTGTTGGAGCCAAAATTTGTACTGATGGATGCTCAACTGAATTCGATTCTGATTGTTGTAAGTCCAAAAGTCCTCGATGTTCCCCGTTTCTTTGATTGCATCAACGCACTTCTCAACTTCATCTTGAGTAAACTCCGGAAGTATCTTGATGATATCGTTGGTTTTTTTACCTGCTCGAATGTGTTTTTCAATCTTCGCCCTGGATGTATTATCTTCGAAGTACCTGGTCCCGAATTGAGAGGTCTTGGAATATGCTGATTTGATTATCTTTCGAATCTCGTTATCCTTTCCACCTTCATCAAAGCGAAGCATCACATTCTCGCATTCAGTTTTCTGAATTCCGAAGTCATTGAATGCAGCTGCAAGTTTAAAGAGGTTGTTATTTTTCTCACCTGGCACCATTCCATACTTCCGTTCCCACCATTTCATCAAGTTATCAATGATACGGTTGTCCGATTTGATTGGAATCATTACATCCATTGAGCCAATTTCCTCAATCTCCGGCTCTTCAATAGCACTCCAAAGCAATGAATCTTGATTGATGTAAATATCGGGATCATATGACTCAAAACAAAATCGGTCAAGGTTACTCCCTGAACTATCCCAATAGTCCGAATCAAAGTAAGTTCTCAAGGCATCAAAATAACCTTTGA